AGATGTTTATCCTACTATTACTTCTGGTAAAAGTACGAAAGTAATAATGGTTTCAACCCCTCACGGGATGAATCATTTTTATAGATATTGGCATGATGCAGAAAAAGGTAATAATGAATATGTACCAACGGATGTTCATTGGTCAGAAGTTCCTGGTAGAGATTCTGAATGGAAGAGACAAACGATTGCAAACACATCTGAACAACAATTTAAGATTGAGTTTGAATGTGAGTTCTTAGGATCTGTTGATACTCTTATTGCACCAAGTAAATTAAGATCATTAGTATACGAAGAACCATCAACAACTAATGCTGGATTGGATGTATATGTAGAACCTCAAAAAGGACATGATTATGTAATAACAGTTGATGTGGCAAGAGGAGTATCTAAAGATTATTCTGCTTTTGTAGTAATTGATATAACTGAGTTTCCGCATTGTGTAGTAGCAAAGTATAGGAATAATGAAATTAAACCAATGCTTTTCCCATCTCTTATTCAACAGGTGGGAACCAAATATAATGATGCATTTGTTTTATGTGAGGTAAATGATGTAGGAGATCAGGTAGCATCTATATTAAATTTTGATATGGAGTATACAAATCTTCTTATGACTTCCATGAGAGGAAGAGCAGGTCAAGTTGTTGGACAAGGATTTTCTGGTAAGAAGACTCAACTAGGAGTTAAGATGTCCAAGACAGTTAAGAAGGTAGGTTCTCTTAACTTAAAAACATTAATAGAAGAAAATAAACTTCTCTTTACTGATTATGATATTATGAGTGAATTAACTACATTCATTCAAAAGAGTAATTCATTTGAGGCAGAAGAAGGATGTAATGATGACCTTGCTATGTGTTTGGTCATATATGCATGGTTAGTTGCTCAAGATTATTTTAAAGAACTTACTGACCAAGATGTAAGAAAGAGATTATATGAGGAACAGAAGAATCAAATAGAACAAGATATGGCTCCATTTGGTTTTATGTCTGATGGAATGGAAGAAGAATCCTTTGTAGATACTGAAGGAGATAGATGGTTTACTGATGAATATGGGGATAAAGGTGGTGGTATGGACTATATGTGGAAGTATTAAGGGGTGTTCACGAACGAGTCATGCATTTTTGACCCCTCGAAAATAAACTTTTTAATAAATAATTTCAAGTTAAACTGAGAAATTCGGAGACAGAAAACATGGCGACTCCTCAATTATCTCCTGGTGTTCTAACTAGAGAGGTTGATTTAACAGTAGGGAGAGCTGATAATGTATTAGACAACATAGGAGGCATTGCGGGTCCATTCCCACAAGGTCCAGTTGACGATTTGGTGAATATAACTACTGAACAGGAACTTATCAATGTATTTGGTAAGCCTATTTCCACAGATGCACAGTATGCGTATTGGATGAGTGCTGCATCTTATCTTTCATATGGAGGAGTTCTTAAAGTAGGTAGAACAGATGGTTCTTTACTTAAGAATGCTAATGCTGGTGTAGGTGCTGCATCTGCTAACCTTAAAATTAAAAATTATGATGATTATTTAAACAATTATTCAGAAGCAACAAACTTTGTATTCTCTGCAAAGACTCCTGGTACTTGGGCAAACAGTCTTAAGATCTGTACAATTGACAACTTAGCAGACCAAACACTTAAGTTTGCTAGTGTTAACTTAGCAGGTCTTGGTGCTACTGTTGGATATGGTATAACACAGGCAGTTTCTGATGTTGTACTTCCAGGAGCAGGAAGCACATCAGATTTCAGTGGTTACATTAAAGGTATTATAACTGGTGTTACTACAAGTTCTACTGCAGGTCTTTCTGAAGTACAAGTTAAAGTTGTAGAAAGAGTTGATTCTGCTGGTGTTGCTACCGCAATCAATTATGCAGAAGGTGCAGCATATGCTTCATTCACTACTGGTGATGTTTTATTCCATAAAGTGAATGGTGCTGTTGTAGGTACTGGTGCAACTGCAGTAACTGCTGCAAGTGACTGGTATGATGAGCAGACTCTTGGATTAACTAACGCAACAGTTTACTGGAAGTCTATTGCTCCAAGACCAACAACTAACAAGTATTCACTTGATAGAAATGGTAAGAACGATGGTACTCATATTGTCGTTGTTGATGATTTAGGAGAAGTAACAGGAATTACAGGTCAAATTCTTGAGAAGCATACAAATCTTTCTAAGGCACTTGATGCTCAGTCAGATGTAAATTCACCTCAGAAGATCTGGTACGAAGATTATCTATCACTATACTCCGAGAATGTATACGCTGGTGGTAATCCTGGTAGTGGTATTGACGAACAGTGGGGAACAGCTCCTGCTGCTGGTGGATTCACTGCTCTAGGTGGATGGCAACAAGTTAGTGCTGGAGACGGTATCTGGGGACAAAATGCTCAAGGAGTTAACTTTGCTTCAGTTGGAAATATCACATATTCCTTAACAGGTGGTGTTGATTACACTGCTGCTAAGGGTATGAAATGTGAACTTGGTGATATTATTACTTCTTACGGACTATTCTCAAATAAAGACGAAGTAGAAGTTGATTATCTCATAATGGGTCCAGGATTTGATGGTGAAGGAGATTCACAAGCAAAAGCAAACTATCTAATCTCTCTTGCTAATGAGAGAAAAGATTGTATGGCAACTGTTGGACCACATAGAGCAAATGTTGTTGGAGTTTCTAATAGTGATACTCAGACAACAAATCTAACCAACTATTTCAGTTCGTTAGCATCTTCATCTTATGCAACACTTGATAGTGGTTATAAGTATACTTACGATAGATTCAACAATAAGTTCCGTTGGATACCAACCAATGCTGATATAGCAGGTTTGATGGCTCGTACATCACTCAATTCATATCCTTGGTTCTCACCAGCAGGACAACAGCGTGGTATTATTAACAATGCAATTAAACTTGCATATAATCCTAATAAGGCACAAAGAGATCTTCTTTATCCATTAAGAGTTAATTCAGTTATCACACAACCTGGAGTTGGAACACTTCTATTTGGTGATAAGACTGCTCTTGGATATGCATCTGCCTTTGATAGAATTAATGTTAGAAGACTATTCCTAACAATTGAGCAAGCACTACAAAGTGCAGCAGAAGCACAACTCTTTGAACTCAATGATGAGTTAACAAGAGCAAACTTCAAGAATATCGTTGAACCATATCTTCGTGACATTCAGGCAAAGAGAGGACTCTATGGATTCCTTGTTATTTGTGACACCACAAACAACACACCTGATGTTATTGATAATAATGAATTCCGAGCAGACATCTTCCTGAAGCCTGCGAAGTCAATTAATTATGTTACTCTTACTTTCGTTGCTACCCGTACTGGTGTTAGTTTCGAGGAAGTAGCAGGTCGAGTTTAATTCTAATATCTAAATAACACAGGAGGATTACAAACCAATGGCTAGAGACAATCATTCCATCTCCGATTTTAAATCAAAATTAGTTGGTGGTGGTGCAAGGCCGAATTTATTTGAAGTTCAACTTACTACAGTTCCGAACTTCCCGTCTTGGAATAAAAATGACTTTAAGTTTATGTGTAAGGCAAGTTCATTACCTGCCTCTACCATAGCAAATATTGATGTTCCTTTCAGAGGAAGAATCTTTAAAGTTGCTGGAGACAGAACTATTGAAACATGGTCAGTGACCGTTATTAACGATGAGAGTTTTGAATACAGAAATGGATTTGAAGAGTGGATGCAACTTATTTCTAGATTAGAAAATAACTTAGGTGCTACAAACCCAGAAGCTTATATGACCAATGCCACTGTTATTCAGTTAGGTAAAGGTGCAGCAACTGGAAAGAAAGATCCTAAAGGAAAAACAGCATCTGGTAATAATAACGCTACTTATGGTGGTGGTGATGGTAGAGTTGCAGAATTGGCAAGATATGAATTCCAAGATATCTTCCCAACTAACATATCTGCTATCGATCTATCATATGATAATAGCGATCAGATCGAAGAGTTTACCGTAGAATTCCAAGTGAATTCCTACTCAAGACTCTTTAATAAGGAGGATTAAACCCCTATAAATAGAAGAGAAGAAAAGTTTCCTTAAATCATGGCTAAGTTATTTGGGTTCTCTATTGAGGACACTGAACCACTATCTCCGACCACAGTTTCCCCTGTCCCCGATAATAACGAGGATGGGGTTGACTGGTCTATGAGTAGTGGTTTTTTTGGGTCTTATGTTGACTTGGAGGGAATCTATCGGACTGAATTTGAATTAATTAAAAGATATCGTGAAATGGCACTACATCCAGAAGTGGATAGTGCTATTGAAGATATTGTAAATGAAGCAATTGTATCTGATCTTAATGATAGTCCAGTTCAAATTGATCTGGATAATTTAAATGCTAGTGATGGTATTAAAAATAAAATTAGAAGTGAATTTAAATTTGTAAAGGATCTTTTAGATTTTGATAAAAAGGCACATGAAATTTATAGAAACTGGTATGTTGATGGAAGAATCTATTATCATAAAGTAATTGATTTAAAGAAACCTGAAGAGGAGATCCAAGAGATACGATATATTGATGCAATGAAGATGAGATATGTGCGTCAAAATAAGAAGAAAGGTGGTAATGATAAGTATAAGAATAGAAATCCTCTAGTCAATGATAATCCAATGGATTATGAATGGCCAGAGATAGAGGAGTACTTCATTTATAATCCAAAATTAACATATCCTACTGGTAATGTTAAAGATTTGGGATCGAATACTGGTATTAAAATGACCAAGGATTCGATTACTTATTGTACTTCTGGATTAGTAGATAGAAATAAAGGAAATTGTCTTTCATATTTACACAAAGCAATTAAATCTCTCAATCAACTTAGAATGATTGAGGATTCTCTAGTAATATACAGACTATCGAGGGCACCAGAACGAAGAATTTTTTATATTGATGTCGGCAACCTACCTAAAGTAAAAGCTGAGCAATATCTCCGAGATGTGATGATGAGATATCGTAACAAACTTGTATACGACGCTCAAACAGGAGAAATCCGAGATGACAAAAAGTACATGGCAATGCTGGAGGATTTCTGGCTCCCTCGGAGAGAAGGAGGGCGTGGTACTGAAATTTCTACTCTTCCAGGAGGTCAAAA